TAAGATTAGTTTAACTTGTTGTTGACTTTTTTACAGTACCTTTACTGTTATTTCTCATATATTGTTCACATCTGGGGTCCCAGAGGGCAGGATTTCGTTTGCCTTTGACCTTTTCGATGATGTCGAGCATTTCTGGTGTGATTTCAGTCATTTTTTCTTTGATTTTGTAGATTTTTTACGTCTATGTTGATATGTTATCTTTTTGCTGCCTGTTTTTTCACGTTTAAAACGTGCTCTTTCGGCACTTGACATTTCAGAGACAGTCTTAGGTGTCTTACTTGATACACGTTTACTTGGTCTACAGGCAGGGTAGCCTCGTTTTTCGCCTTTGGAGCGTCCACAAGGTTTGCCAGTTTTGACATCTACCCAGTTTTCCTTGAACCAACGGGTCAGACCGCCACTACTTCTTGCCACGTTTCTTTGCCTCGGTGCGATACGTACCGCCACGCTTTTTATATTCTCGGACTAGCCAAGCGTTTGCGTAGGCAGAGGGGTAAACTTTGAATTTACGTTTTGCTTCAGCTTTTACTCTTGCGTAAAGTGCTTTATTAACAGGTACATTCATGTCTCTTCTTTCCTCCCTTTTTCTTCTTCTTTTTCTTTTTTGTTGTTGACATTCCGTAGGCCATAAGCAAAAGGGATATTTTAGTATATTCTAAACGAAGTTTGGCCCAGTGTCTCTGGCTT